CCGAGTCATAACCACACGGGTACTACAGATCCAGCTGGTTGGGCGGCTAATACTATAAATCTCGCAGTAAGTGCAACTACAGACAGTTGTGCAGATAATACCGGAAGTCATACCCATACCTTTACGACCGCTAACACCGGAGGAGGCCTGGCTCATAACAATATGCAACCTACTTTGTTCATTGGAAATACTTTTATTTACGCTGGGTATTAAAAACAACTTGATTTGATACTAGAAAAAATATCAAATCTACTTTTTAGGAATACCACTTTTGATGGGACAAACGTTGAGCCCAGTAATTACCATTATCTCGGATTTGATCTTGTTCTTCTTCGGAATATGTCTGTAAAATCAATCTAGAAAAATTATAAGTTGCTTTACTCATTTTTTCATATTGTTCGGATAAATAAGTCTCTGTTATTTCACTGTAATTTTTTGTAAATAAGATTGGACATCCTTTGTATTTTTCTCTAATGTTTGGACGATCTTCTATTATAGGAATACACCCGGCCATCAACGCCTCATAATGCCGATGACAATCCATTCCATTTCCTTCTGGAGAGATAACAAACTTGTATTCAGATAATTTTGAAAAATATACATGAGGACTTAAAGACATATTATGGATGTTATGTTGCTGTAGTGTATTTAATATACTTTTCCGATTAGGTGGCGAAGGGCGTCTTCGTTTATCTGTTTTAGGATTGATCGCACACAAGACCCATTGCTCGTGCGCTCCTTCATGAAATCGTTCAATACATCCTTTGTGATGAATAATCGACCAACCCATTCCAATAGGAAATGGAACCCATTCATCGTTAAGATGCGTATATTCCGAACAATTATACAATATTTCATGTTCTACTTTAGGTCGTCTTTGCCACTCTTCTAATGTCATTTCAAAAGGATTTACCACAGGTTCTGGGGGTAAATATTTTACGAGATTTTTATAAATATCTAAAACTATTCGATAATGCAGTTTGAATTGCCTAGCATGTTGTAGAAAATAACTTCCCTTATGGACAATATGTTCATAAGTCATTTCAGGGACAACCACAAATGTTGAACGATTCAATAATAACAATATTGTTCGTAGAATAACTTCTACAGATTGACAGGTGGTATGTAACTCGGGAAAGAACTGATTCGATTCTAAATAATTAATTTTATGAAACATATAATTACCTGTATTCAACATGGTATTCATCTTATCCAAGTTGTATTGAGTTGTATTTGTATGATTCAATTGTATGTCTTTGAATTCGGTATAATCAAACCCTATTTTTTCAGATTGAAAAGTTTGAATCGGCATATATATCTTTTTTGGGTCTAATCCATGCTGTTCAATATATTTTTTCCATGCTTCAAAATATGCGGGTGGAGCATAGTTATCGCTATCCATTAAACAAATCCAATCCTGTTGGGCAAGAGAAACGGCTCGATTTTTGTTTAAAAAGGCTCCTAATACTGTGTCGTTTTTATAGACAAATAATTTTGGAGAAGAAAAGGTAGATTGTATCTTTTCCATATCCTTTCCATCTTCATCTGTAATGACGATTTCATGGATATAAGGGTTTTCTAGATACATTTTTAGATTTTTTTCTAAAAAAGTATCGAATCGATTATAGGTCGCAATACACAAAGAAATTCGAGGAATCATATTCTTTTATTATTCCGTTGATATTATTAAATCGATTTTCAGGTTATGTGCTTAAGAACCCCTAATAGATAATTATTTTACAAGTAAAAAGGTTTTAATACCATTAATAAATGATGAAACGATATTCTACTCGACCGAGTCGAGCTTCTTACCCAACTTCACAGAAACCTCCATCTTCAATTGACTATGCAAAAGTGTTATTTTACATCATTGCTATTTTTGTAATTATTCGATTAATTTTATATTTATTCTCCGATTACAGTATTACTGATCATTATGAAAAATATCCTGATCCTAAGTTGGATGAAATCAAAAAACAATTATCAATAGTCTTTCCAGAAATTAAAACTGTAGATATAGCCGGAAGCAATAAATCCTTTACGATCAACAAAAAACACGTATATATCTGTTCAAAGGATGAAAACGGTAACTATTATGATGACAATATGTTAATCTACGTGATTCTTCATGAACTTGCTCACGTACTTTGTGATGAAGTGGGACACACGGAAAAGTACAAAGTTATCTTTAGATCTTTGCTTGAACGCGCTCACAAAGCAGGATTGTATGATCCTTCCAACCCTCCGATTGATAATTATTGTAATTACTAAATATTTTTTTCCAACACACACAAATATTTGTGTGTGTTGGAAAAAAATATCTAATCAATGAATATTTGATTTTCACAGAATTATAAAATTATCAGCTTGATTTCTAAGGTTGAAGAATTCGCATCTTTTCTACTTTTTGTGTGAAAACCATTTGAAGATGAAATGACTAGCTTTATTTTCATCGATTTCACACCAAAAATAAGGCTAGTCTTTTACGGACTAAAAAAGACTAAAAAAGACTAGATGAATGATTTTACAGGTATGTTCATCTAGTCTTTTATGGACTAAAAAAGACTAAAAAAGACTAGATGAATTAAAGCAATAAAAGCGTATAATAAATGAATATTTGTCTGTTTTGTGATAAATCTTTTACGTGTAAATCCAATCTGAATAGACACATTACAATATGTAAAGCCAAGGAAACAAAGTATCTTGAAGAACAACTCAAAAAACAAAGAGAACAATATGAAAAACAGATTGAAAAGTTGGAAAAACAGATTGAAAAATTAGAAACGCAACTTTTTGAGATTGCTAAACAACCTAAAACTGTAACAAATAATAATGGTAATACAAGCACGCATACGACAAATCGAATCTTAAATATTACCAACAACTTGGTTCCGATTGATGAATCTGATAAATGGATTTGGGAAATTTTGGATATGCATTACACTGAAGAAGTATTCATGGGTGGTCCAAACTCGATAGGAGAAATGACAAATCGACATATCTTTAGAGACTCAAAAACAGGAAAATTTCGAATTGTGTGTACGGATACTTCTCGAAACGTTTATTACTACCTAAATTGTGATGAAACACTGATCAAAGATATTGGAATGGAAAAATTTAAAAATATCATTCAAAGACCATTAAGTCGTAAAACGTCTTCACACTATCTAAAAATAATTGAAAAAGAACCAGAGGATGAAGAGCGAAATGGAGAAATTTTCAGAGACAACATTAGCTTTATCGATGGAGACGATTTTCCAACCAATTTGAAAAATTATTTACAAATTCCATTGACAAATGTTTAATGATTAAAAATAATTTTTGTTTTAATAAAATGCTATTAACCGCAGGCGCAAAATATCTATATCATGATAAAAACAGAGATGTATCCCCTCCGTTCGAGATGTTTAATGGAAAAGAGTTGAGTTGGTCAAATAAAGAAGATTGGCCATACCTGATCTTATTATGGGCTCCAATTGTTATTATGGATATTATTTTATTATATTTTGGTATTCTTATGGCTTTACGTGTGGCTACAAATAATAAAGAGCTAATTCTTCACTTGTTTTTCGCGATCTTCTTAGGTGTTCCATATGTATTCTTTAATACCGTCTTTAATACACCCGCCTTCCAGACACTTAGTTCTTAACCTGAAATTTAATAATAGATTTTATTAATTTTTAGATTAATAAAATGAGAAATTTTCGCCGTCAACTCGAAAACATAATTGATAACTATATTCTCGATCCAATTATTCGCCAAGAGTTATTAGTCGATTTTCTATTAGTCTATCTTGACTTCCAACCTACCTTTTTTATGAAAGATACAGATTTAGACTTTATTCAAAGAGTTGAAGATTTAGGGTTCCAAGTTATTATCAAGGACGGTAAAACCATTATCGTGAATCCGACGCGGTTCAAATACACAATGAATTCATATACACATTCAGATCAAGATATACTTCAATCTGTATTTATTTTTAGAAAAAATGGAATCGAAACTAAACATCTGGTCAAGTGGTATAATCCAACGAATCTAGAAGAACAATTACCCAAGACCGCTGTTCGTCTTACTGATGTTTGTTCAATCGATCAATTTTCCGATTTTGAAATATGCTTAAATTTGACATGTCGTAATCGGATTTAACAGGTTTATTATTTTTAAACTTGTTTAAAAATAATTTTTGATTTATCTTCTGGATCGAGACTTGGATCGAGACTTGGATCGAGACTTGGAACGAGACTTGGTCCGAGACTTGGACCGAGACTTGGACCGAGACTTGGATTTTTTCATTCCCATTGCCATATGTTCAGAGATATATTGATAACATTTAACACCACAAGTTCTACATTCTCCGCACATTCTTGGCTTTCCTCTTCGATCCCTTTGCATCTTTACATCGTCGCATACCTTTTTAGATCTGCATTTTACGCAGTACATCTTATGAGACACCATTTATTATTTATCAATAAAAAATAATTATAGATTTTTCTGTGGTATGAATTTCCAATTCTTTCTTGGATGAAAAATAACATTTGTCTTTAATTCAAGTAGAAAACCGTATTAATTTATGAACGGTGTATTGATAATTCGTATCCGATCGATATCCAAAAATTTTACGATATGCACGTCGAGCAGATAGGTTCGAACGATGTGTCCACAAACCAAATGATAATTGTTCTGGGTTGGACGTTTGTTGATCAAAGTAATACATCACGTTCAATAACAGTAATCCACAATATCCATTTCCACGATAGGGTGGATGCACCAGTACATCCGTTATTTCATACCTGTACTTTGATTTATTACAATACCAAAAAGAATTGTAAAGATGAACCTCACATTCTGCTATGATTGTATTGTTGTTATCATGCAACGCAAACCAGTATTCAGGCTTGTATGTAAATCCTTTTTGTGTGGTTAATTGTCTAAACTTATTTTTTTGCTCATGGCTACTATCCTCTCTCGAAAATACAAAAAAGTTCATTAATAATTTATTAATGAACTTTTGAGTTTAAGTTATTAAAGCAACATTTTGTATAGTTCATTTCGAAGTTCGTTAAATGCTAATGAGAGATTGAATCCCAACTGATCGATAACCAGGTACATGTTCTTGATCTTTGTATCGAGTTTAAGCAATTTATCCAACAGTTGAAGCTTAGTTGTACGAATCTGACGATAATTATTTTCTAGTTCTTCTCGTTTTCTAGATTGTTCTGCATCTCGAAAAACATTGTGACTATTTGTATTTTTCATCTCAGATAATTTATCCACACATTGCGTCTCTTTGAGCTGAACTTTTACAATCATTTCACAAATTTCTCGGTAAGTCTCGTGTAGTTTTTTCTTAATCTCTAATAACTGTTGATTATTATTCATAAAATAATTGACTTGACTTGTATTTAGATATTGATTGTGTTTGATCTGATTCAAATTTAAAATAGAAAAGAATTCATTTTCTACTTGTTCTACTGTATTATGAATGACATTCATATTTGAATAGAATTGTTCAAGAGTCACTGCAACATAAAAAGTATGTGTCTGAGTTCGAGGATAATTTTCAATCTTGTAAATCTCCAAAACATTTTCTTGATTCAAAAAAATAAGGTGTTGATCGGTTTGAAGAATTAATTTATATTCCAACATCTTGAAACAATATCGTAATCTTTTGATCTGCTCAATCTGATCTGAGGCAGAAGAAACGTGAAGCGCTATGTGTTGTTTGTAGCTTGTTTTAAGTTTATCTGAAATGTTATCTACTACTTCTTCGCTACTATTTTGTAGTTGAATCATTGGATAGTGTTCGGCCAATTCAGAAGACGTGAGTTCTTTTGATCTTAAATCTTCTTTTGTTAAAACATAATGATTGGATATATCTTCCGTTATACGCAATCTGAAATTTTTAGAAACCGTGATAAAATAAATTTTTCCAGAAGATACATGAATTACCTTTACAAAATTACAGTAGCCATTATAAGACAAATATTCTAACACAGTATAGTCATTTATTTTTAATAATTGGTTAAATTTTTGCAGATCTGCCATTTATTAAAAGTTTAATCCGTTTTTAACCTGTTAATGAATAATCCAACTTAATTTCTCATCAAAAACAGAAGGAACTTTCAAGTTATATTTTTTAGCTGCATCGTTGAAGGATGAGATATAGCTCACATAAATCCAAGCAATAATCAACAAGTTACATAACAAGTTTAATAACGCGCCCCTCATGCCGTAATTGGCATGGAAAATTAAACACGTGCCTAAACTCCAAAACAATCCAATGAACAAGTAATCACGAAGAGCGGATACAGCATTGTCAAGGGTTTCTTGATCCTTTGAAAAATTCTTAACACTGAATTTACTAGACATCTCTACTGATCCAATTGCAAATTGAAATGAACTAAATAAAATCGCTTTACCTAAAATATACCAGACCGAACTTTTTTTATCGACCATTGATTTACTATCATTTAAGAGTTTCATTTATTAAAGTCGATAAAAAACTAGTTATAATTAAATATCTTGATTTTGACCGGTCCTGAAAATTTACGATACACCTCTTCCACTGACATGATCGGTTGACCATTTCTTTGATTCACATCATTGTGCATATCCACATAAAACTTGACGAGATTTTGACGCCCAGAACAGATCTGATCCTTTTGTGATCGATGCTTTTCTACCCATTCTCTGGCATGAACAGCACATTTTTTACATGCCAACATCTCAGGGATACCATCAATAAAACCCCAATACTTTTCACGCTTTTCAGGTGGAATTTGTTCAGGAGCAGAAATAGAGCCTAGATGAAGTATCATCCACATCGATTCCCCCCATACTTCGGGTGAATTAATATTATAAACTTTATTATCATTTCGAATAATAATCTCCATAGGGGTATCCACTTGAACAGGAGGAGGAATATCCAGATCATACGTACAATTACCAATTGCTCGATACATCTTATTTATTTATTACTTTAGATTTTTTAAAAGCTATATCTAATAAATAAAATCCATGAAAGCCATCGCGTTTTTTGATCCTCGTGTAAATAACGGGATCTCTGGAGCCATTCATTTTACTCAGTCGGGTTCTACTTTGGAAATGTTCTTTTCCTTAAAGGGATTTGAACCCTTTAGCGTACATGCTGTACATATCCATGAATTTGGTGATTTAACAGAAGGTTGCAAATCTTTAGGAACTCATTTCAATCCAACCGGTCGTAATCATTCTCACTCCGAAAAAGGACATGCAGGAGATCTTTTTAATAATTTTCAAACCGACTCTAACGGTAAATTTATCTACTGTTTCAAAACCAATCATCTCGCTTTACATGGAAACACAAGTATCATTGGTCGTTCTGTGGTGATTCACAAATTTATCGATGACTTGGGATTAATGGGAATCTACAACGAACAAGGAATCTTTACATACTATGAAAACATGTCTGAAGAAGAACTCACTCAACTTTCTAAAACACTTGGGTATCCGGTAAAAAGTAAGAATGAAATGATTCAACGTTTCAAAACGGAATCCGCTACAACAGGTAATGCATCGACTCGAATTGCCTGTGGAATTATTGGATGGACTGCGCAATAAAGTCTCGGACGTTTCTTACCAACGTTTTACGACCCTTGAATAACTCAGTGAATTGAATATTGGCTTTCACATATCGATTCAAATTCGGATACGTTTTTGTAAATCGATCTGAAAAATTTTTCGATAACTTCTTTGTTGCTAGCTCCAGAGCAACTGGATTATTTTGAATCAAGTCTGGAGTAGAAACTTGTTTAAAATTCGCTTGACGAAGAAAAAACCCAAGGGCTTTTCCAATACTTGAAACCCCTCGATCTAAATATTCTTCTCTGCACCCAATAGCAAGATCATCATCCATTTCTAAAAAGCAATTTGTAGTTTCTCGAATCCTTTCACGAATATATTCATCAGAAATCAATTGCTCAAGCATATAGTCTAAAAAATTCATCATTTCCGAAGGATCGGCTTTCATGATGTCATCAACTATATACCATTTAATGAATCGAAATAAATTGCAAATGACTTTCAATATATCTCTTCTAGGATGAAAGTCAGGACAATTACCATATAACGCATACTCTTCCAAATATGGATTATGCTTATTTTTTATTACCGAACGGTCAAAATCAAAAAGTATCAATGTATAAGGCAAATCAACAATAAAGGTATTTTCAGGTGTTACGAGCAGATATGTTTTGGATTCAAAATCACAAGGTTGAAAATTACGAACCAGGATATTTCCAAAGTGTAAATCGTTATGATTCACACCAACCTTCAACAATTGATGAATAGTGAATAAGAGAACACACGTATACTTGCATACTTCTTGAATAGAAGATAAATTACCCAATAGTAATCCAAAATTTAGATAATCCCCTTTGATCAGAGGAGTCATGATATACGAGTACCTAAATTTGTCGATATTCTGAATCACCCCTAGTAGTTTCAATGATCTATTTGAATCTATAGGTTGATGATTATCACGTTCTTCCATCATAAATTCAGTGATTAAAAGGAGATTCCGATCGATTTGTCCATCAGATAGATCTCGAGTAATAGGAGAATCTCGAACCCATTCAAACCATTGTTCGTAATTAAGATTTCCATAACTCTCTATGGGTAGAATATTACGCGAATGATACTTGCCGATTAACTCTTTTTTTAAGTAATTATACACCCACTTTTCATTCTGAAAAAGAAAATAATATTCAGGAGTCTCTCCTTGATCCGTTTTTTTGACTGCTAATTTTAGAAAAAATTCATCCCCTGTAGATTTATTTTCAACAATATACATATCTGATGATGACCCTGTTTTTTGTTTAATATTACTCATGATTCGAAATGTATTTTTAATATTTGGAGTCATTTATTCTATTAGATAATAAATGCGTTGCTCACCAAAGAAAAAACTGTCTCTAGTTAGTATCAAAAAAAGTCCTAGAAAAGATAAAAAATTGGTTGCAACTTTTTGTTCTCCAGACGGCAGAAGAAAACAGGTGCATTTTGGTGCAAAAGGATATCAAAACTATGGAGGAGTGGGAAAAGAACGGCACTTGGATCCTGAAAGAAAACGTAGATATATTGAAAGACATCGTAAGCGCGAAGACTGGACAAGACCAGATACTGCCGGGAGTCTGTCTCGTTGGGTATTATGGAATAAACCTACACTAAAAGAGAGTATAGCTGATTATAAGAAAAGATTCAAACTATAATTTTTAAATCATGGAATAAATGCACTTGATTCAGGATTTTATGAATTTCCTAGTGAATATGAAAATATATCACTGGAAAACCAAATCATACCCTCGTCATAAAGCTTCGGACGACTGTTTTGAAAAGCTACAAGAACTGATCGACGAATTCGTTGAAGTATACATTGGAAAATACAATAGAAGTAAAATGTTTAGCCATGATGGTTCCAAAAAAAGTTATTCAATATTAAACTTAAATGACAAGTCTATCATTCCTTTTGTGAATAAATTCAAGACTATGTTGGAAAAATTAAAATTAAAGGGTGATTTATTAAATATTCGTGATGAAATGGTTGCAGAATTGAACCAATGTTTATACTTATTTACTCTAGATTAATATCGGATTAATGATAAATCTCGAATGGATACTCCGTATCGCTGGCAGGAATAGGTTCTTGAAATATTTGCAAGACATTCATTAACGTATGTTATCAAGTTTTCGATTTCATCCAAGAATCGCGTATCACTTACTCGATCTACTCGAGCGACAAATTCTGTCATACGAACCTGACCTTCTTCTTCCCGATATCGATAGATAATTTCAGTGATACACTGAATCATCATCGCAAACAGTCGATAGTATTCCTCCTTTTTCTGTCGGGCTTTTTCCCTTTTTTGAAGTGTAGTTCGAAAATAATTTTCATCGATTTGATTTCGAAGAAATGAAACTCTCAAGTCTTGATTATCATTGAATCGATGTGTTTCATAATTAGGAAGGATGATCTCTCGAAAATGGATGAGACTTCTACACAGAGAAATAATTCGATTAGAAAAATTTATACTCGGATGACGAATCATTTCACGAACAAAGAAATGATCGATTTCTCTACCACAACGTGGTATCATATCCTGTTGAATCTGATTATCTTCTAAATTTCTTCTTTGAAGCCATTCAAAATAATGAGGATTATGAACGGTTCCCGTTTCGACTTTACCGGTTCTCCAGCTAAAAGGCGTATGACATTGCGTACAGTACATTTGATCGCAATTTCGGACAACTGTGAAATCGCTCAATAAGAATCTATGGTTGTCATCCACAAGCCAACCATAATATCTTCCCTTTCCGATTGAATGGACTGTGATCTCACTACAATTGTCATGTTGTTTAAAACTTTTAAACCCTTTTAGATTCTTCATGATATCATTAGGTAGTTTCAGATAATCATCTACCACGATATTTACAATACTATCACCTATTTTAAAAATCAAGGTGTGTTTGCTATTCACGGTATAACTCATTCCGTTTGTTTGATCAATTCTATATAGTTCATCTATTCCTGTACACAATTGTAGTACGTTTCGAGGATGTCCATCATCCCCCACTAATATATCACCGATACAAATATTCTGAGAATATTTGAATTTCCCATTCCATAACATAACGGGTGTATCTTCTGCAAAGCATCCATCGATTTTAAAAATCATTTCTCCACATTTAGGACATGTTTTAGAGTCTTTGGCTAATAGTTTTGCGGTTTCCACATTGTTAGGATCGCATTTATGTTCATCATCTTCTGCTATACACTCATTACAATCCTTGCATGTCTTGCGATTACACAAGTTGCATTTCCATTGCATAGATAAAAATCCCCTACACTCGGAATTCGGACACTTGCGAACAAAACTCTTCCTCTCGACCTCTTTTATCCGACTATTACCATAGAGTATGTCCTCATAATCGCGAATTTTCTGATAAAGATTTGAAATTTCGGCTCGAACTCGGGTAATATCATTTTTGATTTTGTCATTTCTAATAATTTGTTCAACTATAGGTTGAGTAGCGGGAAGCATCGCCTTTTCCTGTTCAAAAAGGCAATTCTCACGGTGTGTTTTATACTTGGTAGATACGAATTTTTTGGTAAAATGTAAAACAATGGTTTCACGTGTCATTTCCTTATTACAATTCATACACTTGGATATAGGATTTTGGAGTACATACGTCTCATAACATTGACGACAAGCTGAATAATTACAATACGAACACTCAATCTTGAAGTGAGTCGTTCGATTGTATTTTTCTATGCAGATCGGACAAATCGGTTCGCTCATTTTTTAAGATTATTTTATGTATAAATAAACTTATGATACACTATTATATCATTTCAATAATAATCATTTTATTTGTAATTTTAAGATATTTGATTCAATATCAATACGATCAGCGTTCAGATTATATCCCGCTCAATATTTGGCAGACCTATAAAACAGCTAAACTACCCGAACAAGCCAAAAAATGCCAATCCAGTTGGATTCAACAAAAAAATTATCATTACAAGTTCATGGATGATGAACAAATACAAACATTCATGAAAGATAATTTCAACCCAAAAATCGTTCAAATTTTCAATCGAATGCCTTTAGGAGTAATGAAAGCAGATATGTGGAGATATTGCATTCTATATGTCCATGGAGGAATTTATAGCGATATTGACTCTTTGGTTATGAAACCCATCAAGGACTGGAAAATTCAAGATGAAGATCGAATTATAATTGCTTTGGAAAACGACAAACACTTTTGTCAATGGACAATTCTATCTGAACCTAAACATCCTATTCTAAAAACAGTTATCGAAATGATTGTCGAAGAAGCCGAAAAAGGTATTGACACTAAAAACGAACACTTTGTACATCATCACACAGGCCCTGGAATATGGACTCGAGCCATTCATCGAACTCTTGGATTACCCGAAAATCAAAATGCTATACTTACATATGATTCAAAAGATCCTCAATTGCGTAAAAAAACTAAAGACTTGGGTATTCGATTAGAGAATAAAAACTTTTTTGCAGGAGTAAATGTCAAAAATCTATATGGTTCTACGCAGTTTGGAGATGGTTATTCGAGCTGGATGGATGAAAGAAATAAAATTTTAAACAAGTAAATAAATGTTTTACCCCTTGAATATAAATAATAATCGAAACCCTAAATGGATTCTATTGTCACTGTTTGGATTAATGATTCTGTTGATGTTATCTATTCAATATGCAACAAAATATTCTATCACTCAAGATAATTTCACGCAATTAACCAACTACAAACCAGATAAAATTTTATTTTCGGATTATAGCGGAAATGCTACCTTTCAGGCTTTTGATAAATATTATATTCCACCCAATACCATCGTAATGTGGTTTAGCGAAAGTATTCCCTCCGGTTGGGCAGAATGTAACGGTCAAAACGGTACTCCTGACCTTCGAGGAAAATTTCCTTTAGCATTTAATAATTCTCAAGGCGCAACCGCAAATTCTATAGGAAAAACAGGGGGAGAAGAAAGAGTATCATTAAATGATTCTAAATATATCCCAAGTCATACTCACACAGGCACCACGGATGGAGGAGGATACGGTACGGATATTTGGTATAGAGTGACAGGTGCTGACAGCGGTGCCAATAACGACGGCACCCATTCACATAAATTCACTACAAATCCCACAGGAGGGAATCAATCTCATGAAAATATGCCTCCATACTATGTTTTAAAATTTATCATAAAATTGTAGAAAGTAATAAATTAAATGTATCCAACAAACTCTTTATTACTTTTGAATCGAAATGGTGGTATTATAGCCGGAACGACCAGAAACTATGGATTTCCCAAAGGTTCGATCATTATGTGGAATAATGATCAAATTCCATCCGGATGGGGAGAATGTAATGGAGAATTTGGGACACCTGATCTTCGTGGTCGATTTCCAATTGGACAAGGACCGTCATTTGACAATACAAGACCTTATTTCGAATTAAATTCTACCGGAGGGTTGGAAACACATACTCTGAATATGAATGAAATGCCGAGTCATTCACATACCGGGACAACTGACCCAGCAGGATGGGGAGCATTAGATAAATGTGCAGATGATGGGGCAGCAAAATTTCCACAAAATAGCGGATCACATTCTCATACCTTTACGACTAATGCTACAGGAGGAGTAGCAGGTGGAGCAGCAGCAGCGCACAATAATATGCCTCCTTATTACGTTTTGAAATTTATCATAAAATTATAATAGAGATAAATAAATGAACGCAAAATTGATCTCCATTATACTCATATTGTTGTTTATATCTTATGTCATAAGCTTATTTTTCTTACCTTATTCAAAAACGGGACTTTCCCTTCCTCCCATTTTACGTTCAGCTTCTGAAGATTATATTCCTACACATGCCATCATGTCGGATAGTTCCGCACTCTTAGCCTCATTAGAGATTAATAATATATACGTTCCACCCAAAACAATAATCATGTTTTCTGGTGAAACTGTTCCTTCCGGTTGGGTAGAATGTAATGGAGAAAACGGAACTCCGGATCTTCGAGGACGAATTCCTCTTGCGTTTAATAATTCAATAGGTTCGCTCGCAAACAAAATGGGTAATAAAGGAGGAAAATATGATGTCACACTAAGTGTATCCGAGATGCCTAGTCATACACACACAGGACAAACAACCGATGCCGGTTATGGAAAAACCGATTGGGGCACAATATGTGGTGCTACAAGTAGTATTTCTGATAATAGAGGTGAACATACACACTCTTTTACTACCAATACTACTGGTGGTTCTCAGCCCCATAACAACATGCCTCCATACTATGTCTTGAAATTTATCATGAAAACCTAACATTTTTTTTAAAATTAATTCTTTAAACAAAATGAGTTGTAATAATTTACCTCCTCCTACTAAAGAACAAACTACAAATGCTGCAGCTCAAATCGCTACAGCATTAGGAACAACAGCATGTGCTACTTCCTCAGATATTACACAATTTAGCATGGGTGGTACCGCATATGTAAATACTCCGATCGCTGATGCAGGAATAGGGTTTCAACAAAGTTATAGTGATTCACTTACTAATACTATAGGGTGCGAACAAATAGCTATTGCTTCTAACGAATTTGCAGCATCAGCCAAAAAAATTTCATGCTTTATTACTAAAGATAGTAGCAACGTAACTGTTGATACTAAAACTGTAAATACCATTATATTTGAAGCCGGAAGAGATTTTATAATAGAAGATGAAATGAAATTAACTCAAAAAGCACAAGTAAAGGTTGTTTCTCTTACAAAATTAGATCAATCTACTAAAAATGCAATGACCAATGAAGTAAAAACCGCAGCATTGAATATTATCGACCAAATACAAGATTCAAAATCTGGTATGGGAGCTACCCCACAAGGCTCTAAAGCTGTAAGTCAAGCAAGAACTAATGTCGAACAAATCGATTTTAGTAACGTTACCAATGAAACGATTAAAAATATCAACATAAACACAGATACTCAAAACACAATCAAAATTAAAGCAGGTCGAGATATCCTATTCAAAAGCAAATTTGAAGCCAATCAGGAACTTCTTGCTGATGTAGCCGCTCAAGTTTTTCTTTCAAATGCGGTTTCTGCCGCTTTAGAAAGCTTTACTTCAACAACATCTGAAACCCGAGCCCAACTCAAACAAAAGGCTGAAAATTTAGGAGCAGATACGCTCGGGAGACAAGCAGCAGAAGGGTTAGCTAAAGTCGTTCAAACCCAAAGAGAAAGTCAATTTGGAACAGCTTCAATTGTGTTCATCATAGCTGCAGCAATTGTTGCAATCATCTTTTTGAAAAAAGGTGGTAGTGGTGGCGGTGGCGGTGGCGGTAGCGGTGGTGGCGGTACCACTGTTGTTGTCGCGGGAACCGGAGGTGGTACAGTACCGATATCGGGTAAAAGTGGGGGATTTGGAAAAATAGCGATTGTTATTATCGGGACGTTAATTAGCAGTCTGGGTATATATGCGTCCGTTAAAGCTATGCAAACTTTCACAAAAGAAGCATATGATAAACAATATGTAGAAAAGGTAAAAAATGCAGGAGCAAAACTTAAATCGTGTTTAGATGATCCATTGGTTCCAACTGTCGATAACAAGAAACAATGTCCTATTGACAACGTAGTATATAATTATGACGACGATTACGGAGGTAAATATAAAACAGCCATGTACACATGTATTGCGTTTAGTTGTTTGACTACAATCCTCGTCATAGTTTCTGTATACTGGGTTTACAAATATTTCACAGGATAATCAAACAGATTATTTTACAATTTCAATCGTAAAATAAATGACTTCTACCAATACTTTTGTAAATAGGTATCAGTTAAATACTAATTTTCAAGACAAGTTTCTTCGAGTTTATATTTTTGATCCCAATCAAACCAGTGATATCTTTAATTTAAATTATCAATTATACTTTGATAGATATGGAAACGTTGCAGTTGAAACACCAGAAAAGTTGATTGTATTAAATAAGCTAAACCCATTGGCAACGAATAAACCCATGATTTATACTAACCCGGTGAATAAAGTCGCTCCTGAAAACCGTATAGATGAAAATAAAAAACCTTATGATATAGTATTCTCTCCGAATTTACTATGGATTTTATATAAAGTTGTCATCACCCAACAAGACGCACAAAATAGCATTACCCCAGTCGATCCTGGAACATATTGTTATCTGTTGTTTAATTTTTTTCATACTGAAGATTACAAAAATTATTACAAAACCCAAAAGGATGATGCCATGAATCTTTTCCATGATTATTGTACCAAAACCAGCGATCTCGATCCCACCTGCTCTTGTCTACCTGTCAATGGAGATATATGCGCAGCACGTCTTTTACCTAAAGCTATGATCGATCTCAGAAAAGGGTCTGCTACGTATAATGCTTTTACTACAGTTTGTCAACACACCGAAAAAGGTTGTCAGTCCATTACGTCTTATCCTGATAGTTTTTTGAATCAGTATTATATCGATTATCCTCGTCCTCCCTCTGTAAATGTGGTTTTATGTGCTCAAACATTCACAGCAGGTAGAGATATTTCAATTAAAAAAGGAGACGTCGAACAACAATGTAAAATAACGGGTGATAATAGCATAGGAGCAGTTATTGAAGAAAGAATCACAAACAAACCATTCACAGGAACTACACCACCCATTCAAACTACACCACCCATTCAAACTACACCCCCAGATAGTGGAACAGGTAATATTTCTTTTCTAGACCGATATTTTAATTATTCCGCTTATAAAACAGCCTATGGTATATTAGGTATCGTTATTATACTTTCAGTTTTTGGAATAGCCGGTTATTATTACTGGAAAAAAAATAGAAAGATCTCATCCACACCGGAGTAATCCAAATTAAATTGATCGTTTCTCACAATTTAATTTCTAAGATAAAATGTTTAGAGTTAAAAGTAAGTCAAAAATCACCGAACAAATCATCGAATATGAACACCCTATGGAATATGAAGACGCAAAAGAAATTGTTAATTATTTCAACAAGCTGTATGATAGATTCTTTGAATACTGGTTGGAACCTATCATTACATTCGAACAAATGAGAGATTATTATTTATTTTAAGTTTGTGAAGACTCGTTAACTTTGAATAAACTATCTTTATACACTTTATTATTTCGATACAGTATAGAATAATGTTCTTTTCCAGTTAGCATTAACCAATAATTTGTTTCTTCATTTATTTCCGATTCAAGTAATAATTTTGTATATTTATGACAACAAAATATATTTTTATCATCCTGAAGATATTTCGGAGCCTTTTTAGAATTCCATTCTAATAGTACGACTCGATTATCTTTGATTTTATCAAGATCACTATCTTCAGGACGATTTAACGTCCTGTTGAGAGCAATACCCACCACTCGTGGCCCGGTTACAGATAAATCTCCATCCGCTAAATTTCTTTCTCGAATATTCTTTACACATTCATCAATTGCATTGCGCATAACTTTGCTTTTAGGTTCAGCTCCTAAAATAGCTTGATACAACATATTCTGAGAAATATCTACACAAGACATGAATTCAGTATCTTTGGTAATAATAGAATCAAAAGACATATATGGATACATTCGAATATCCAAGTAGAATCCACCGTATTTGTATAATACACAATATCTCCACAAATCTGCTTTATACGCTCCGGGTAATAGAATATCATAATATTCCAAGATCTCTGGAAATTCCTTTTTAATAAATTCTCTACATTGCCTTGAAGTAAAATAATAATATTTATAATCTGGGTTCAGCGTTTTGAGCTGAGTGATACAAGATTGGATGTTCAATAAAGTTAAGTTGCTCTCCATTGTCTGAAAAATAATTTTAGGAATCTTCCGATCACCCTTTTCCGATACAATTTTATCTATATTTATCTCGTCAATTTTGGTAAATCGAGAATGCTTGACCATAACCCAAGGATATATTTGCGTAGAATCTTTTGAGACAGAAGGCATACGATCGTAATAACGCATAAACTCGGAGCGACTACTCATAATTGAATGTTCATTATAGACGCAAATATTCATAAGCATATAAGGAATTCCATTATCTAAATATTCTTCAAACTCTTTGAACGTTTTATGCATATATTTGGTATAGATTTGATCTAGAATAGTGTCCGTGTTTAATGGAACAGGATCATCTTGATCTTGTAAAGGTTGTTGCTTATAATAGAATTGATGAAGCTTGTACATCGTCCATTCACTGTTTCGTGCAATGAATGTATCCATATTGATTGTCGAATGATCAGACTCACTTCGACATAAAATCAAATCTGTTTCTCCGGATTGATTAATAAGCGTATGAATACTCTTGTCTTTATTATGGATATATGCATTCGTCGGAACCACCCAAATATAGTCGTAGTTATATTTCTTAAATATAGTATAGAGCGTTTGCCATAAATTCACATCACTCGTCTGACTTGCGTTATAATAATCCAATTTGTACTTTTTTGCATACTCTTTTATGTTTTCCGAAAATTTTTTGATATCTAAATTTATCTTTCCGCTATGTAAAACTAGGATCGAATTTTTCTTTTCTATTTTTTCAAATTTTATTTCAGGAATATCTTCATACGGTTCTACAAAAACTCGATACGGATCAGTATAATAATAATAGAATTCGATCGACAAAATAATAATTAAGATCAGTATAATGCCTAAATATTGTTGGATATTATTCATTTATTGTGTTACAGAATTAAATTTTCTTCGAATACAATCCGTGATAAAAGCAACTGTAGGAGCTGTTTCAGTGAAACGAGAAACTTGAAGAACCCTTCGAATAGAAAGATCCATCAAAGGCGTATGATAAACAATCTTATGAATGATATGTTGATCATGTTTGTCGAGAATACTCCAATCTTCAGGATCATAAGGTTCAAACACTTGTTTAACTAAGCTTTGAATTTGATCTGCTGTGATTACTTGTGGTTGTACTCCTTCGCGACGACGATCCACTCCTTCGCGACGACGATCCACTCCTTCGCGACGACGATACACTCCTTCGCGACGACGATCCACTCCTTCACGACGACGATCCACTCCTTCACGACGACGATCCACTCCTTCACGACGACAATCCACTCCTTCACGACGACAATCTTCACGCTGACGAACTCCATCACCTCCTTGTTTTCCTTCACGACGACGGTCTTCACGAGCTTGATAAAAAGCTTTAGAATCTCTAGAATGAGTTGAATACATCTATATATTCTCAACTACACACCGATTTTAAAAAATTCAATTTATTTTAAAATGATTTTTAAGTATAGGTTTTAAATACCTTCAAAAGGATGAGCGATAATGAAATTGAAGAAAACATGTGCACATGTGGCCGATACTACGCTTATCGACACGGTTGGTGTAATCTCTGTATCAATAATTGGATTGATGAAAATTTTATCAGCAATCAGATTTACGATGCTGGATACAAATTTGGAAGCGATCTGGGACTAGATTGTGGAATACGACATACCATTAATTGTGAGGCTAGAGATGATTTTTGGATCTTGGACGATATCGATATTCCACAATATGCTTACACGGATCGCAGAGAATACGAAAAAGGATTTGAAAGAGGTTATACAGAAGCTTATAACTCGGTCTATCAACTTCACCGACCTTTTATCGATCAACTCAATTATATTTATAAACGATACTCTTTTAGATTTTGGGTATTCAGTTTTTATCGACATCACCCTCTCTTCGATGTTGCATTACTCAAACTTGTCGATGATTTTTTACCTCATCCTAAGAATCCAGTAAAGATTCCAAAACTGAATTTTACGTTGGTTTAAAATTTTTTTCGTAGAAAGAAAGAATGCCACAACCTACCGATCCAACACTTTACCAACAAGTCAAACGCAAAATTTATGATAAATACCCTAAACATTCTGCTTATCGATCAGGATTGCTCGTTCAAGCCTATAAAAAAGCATTTCAAAAAAAACATCCTTCAAAAAGTCCGTATACCGGACAAAAACCCAAACGATCTGGACTCGCTCGGTGGTATTCCGAAAATTGGAGAAATCAAAGAGGAGAAGTCGGATATCGATACAAGTCCGATGTCTATAGACCTACACGACGTATTACTTCAAAAACGCCCTTAACCTTCTCCGAACTCTCACCTCGCGAAATCAAAAGAGCAAGACGCAGCAAGAGCAGAACTCGCCGGGTTTCCCGTTTCAGAAAATAAAATTATTCTTTTTTATCCAAACAATCTACACACTTTGGACTCCATTCTTTTGGAATATACATGGTTACCTTCTCACTATGACTACGAATTCGATCTACCATCGATTTGGTTAAAATAGCTCTCTGACAATCTTCACATACTGTTATTTCAGAATGTTTACGCACAATATTTCCATCTCGAGAAAGTTCGTTGAACAGAGCCCATAGTATTTGATGCTTATACAACTGAGTATGATCTGGAATAAAATTTACTATGATAATATAATTCGGCGTAATCCCTTTCTGAGCACAAAAGTTATGCCAACCTTTCTCAAGTATTTCATATTCAGGTGCATAAGATTCTGTAAAAGCAATCTTCCAATTTGGTATAATCGCATCCACCCAATTTAATATTTCAGGATCATCTGAAAAACCAAGATTTGAAATCTTTTCTATTGTGTGTTTGATCTCTTTTTCAGTTTTTTCCAATTCTGTATCTAAATATTGACTTATAGAATACATTTATTATTTCATAGGATTGATTTAAACCAACAACCATTTTTTTTAAAATAATTAAACTTCTAAATAAAATGGGTTATCAAAAATTAAAGGGTTATGAACCTGTTGTCGATACTTGTCCTGGTGATAAGTACTTTCTATCCAACGTACAACCTCAAGTATTAGAAGCCAGTAGAATCGATTTCGCTACAACTACCGAAGGAACTACTTTTGTAGGAGATAAATATGATAATCATTACTTGGCAAATGTAGGTTGGGAAAAAATCAATGAAACCAACACCGGATATAGATTATTCTTCTCTCTTGAAAATATTAATAGAATCTCTTTAAAGATTTGTAAACTCTTACGCGAAGCCGGTCATAATATCGTTGTGACTCCAGAAGTAATCGCTGGAGTCATGAGTGATGTCATTGGACGTAAAAACACTCCTCAGATTGGAGACATCTACACCCGATATACGATCCCGTTAGAAGACCCCCGAAATGATATATCCGATCTCAACGATCGCGTCGTAAATATCATCGTCAATACCATTGTGAATGAACAAGATCAAATCAAATGGAATGAATCTCTTACCATTTGGGACACTGTGCTTGGAGATTTCAACCGACAAAAATTGAGGAGTCATTCTATTATTAGGAAGAAAGACAAAGACTATATGAAAGGACAATTCAATCTAAATTATTAACCAATAATATCTTCAATAACAAATTCGAAACAATTAAATACTCAATACATTAAACCGCTTGAAAATCAGGTTCAGACTCGGTTTCACACCCAAAACACGCCAAAAACCATCGTTTAATTGGTTCGTACGTGTATTGCATAGCAAAATACATCAATGAAATCATTATTTATTACGTGTTTGTAAATGTTAAAGTTATTGTTTTTTATTTTTTGGTATGCTCGTAACAATCTCCGAGACAATCTTGCGACTACTGCTAATTAAAGGCAGGGTGCATGTATATAAATGTTGAAAACACTCTGTTTTATTCTTGGTATAGCTTCTGCCGTTCGTTTTACTCCCCGTAATAACGTTAAAGATTGGCCTAGATCTCAATCACTTGAACTTTTTCAGTATGTAGCCGAACCCGATCCATCTTTTGAATATTTTGACACAGGATTATTGCTAAATTCGAATAGAAATTCTGGAGATTGGATTGGATATTTGTTAAATGTGACTTCTCAAACTTGGAGAAGTTCAGATGAAGTTTCGATTTCGAAATGGACTCACACACTTGCGGTAATTGTTCCAGATCATTTAGACGTAAGAGATCAAGGATTTTTATATCTAACGGCTGGTGATAATGTTCCCTATGATGTTATTGAAGAAGATCGTGAAGATATTCGAGTAGCTAGTGCGATTGCGTTAAAAACGCATTCGATCGTATCTGTGATGTTTCAAATTCCAAATCAACCTATTGTTTTTAATCTAGATCCACTACAAGAACAAAGATACGAAGACGCTATTGTAGGTTTTACATGGCTTGAATTTTTCAAAAACACGTCTCGTCCCGAGATTTTGAGTCATGTTCCGATGACCAAAGCAGGAGTTCGTGGAATGGATACTCTTCAACACTTTTGTAAAGAAAAAGGCTTTGCCAATATCGAACGATTTGTGATTGCAGGTGCTTCAAAAAGAGGTTGGACGACTTGGTTGGTAGGTGCAGTAGACCAAAGAGTGAAAGCCATTATTCCGCTTGTTATGGATTTACTTCACTTTCAAACCAACTTGATTCATCATTATCAAAGTTTGGGAGGTTGGTCATTTGCATTTGAAGATTATTATGAACTCGGATTGACTAGATACGTAAATACTCCACTGATGTCTCGAATGGGTGAAGTGATCGATGTTGCGACCTATCTAAAATATTTAGATATACCTAAATTGGTAATTGGTGCAACAGGAGATGAATTTTTTCTATTAGATGATGATCATTATTGGTGGGGACAACTTCCTGGAAAAACATGGAGATTGATCGTCCCAAATGCCGAACATAGTCTAGAAACGGGATTAATCACTACCATTGAAGGCGTAAGCGGATTTTATTACGCGATTCTTCATGAGAAACCCATTCCAGATCTTCATTGGATAGTTGAAAAATTTCCTGGACAAACGACTTTACGCGCACAACTCTCGCAAGATCCTAGTCTGGTGTTAGCAAGAAAAGCAACGACACTCACTGAAACGCGCAGAGATTTTAGACTCGTTATTAGCGGGGAAAATTGTACCTTTTTCAAAATTAAAGGTAAATATTGTATTCAACCTGTTTTATGGTCAGTAGAATTATTAGAATGGGATCGAGATATAACCTATACCGTAAAGGATGCAAAACCATATACCGCGTTTTTACTCGAATTCACATTTCCGATGGATGAACGAACATTAATTTTTACAACACAAGTGGTTATTTCTCCGGACAAACTTCCTTATGAAGCTCCTCGAGATGGTGAAATAGGAGAACTTAAATAACAATTTAAATATTTTGAAATTATTTACAAATATTTAAATGTTTTCTACTACCTTTGTAAGTGCATATTACGAAATTCCGAATAAACACGATTCAAAACAATTTCAAGACTGGATAAAACTATTTTTATCTCTTACGCAAACTCAAATGATTATTTTTAGTACCGGTACAACACTAGAATGGCTAAAAATTCAGTTTCCAAAGTTTTATTATATCGACTTGCCTATTGAACGATTGACCACATACACATTCAAATCTCAACTTGAAAAACACTGTGAAATGGATCCTGAAAAAAACACGCCCGAACTTTACATGATTTGGAATGAAAAACCCTTTTTCGTCCAACGTGCGATCGAACGAAATCCATTTCAAAGCACGCATTTTTGTTGGATGGACATCGGAATGATTCGAGATACAAGAATAAGTCTATTGATGTCGGATTTTCCTCATCCATCTGCTTTGACTATGTTATATTCTTTTGAACGAATGGTATTACTTGCTATAGAATCCAATAATTTATCTCTCTTTTTTGATTGCGATGAACATGGTATTTCCAACGTTAATAAAATACCCCATGTAATGCATTCTGTAAATGGAAGCGTGATCTTTGGGTCTAAAGTAAATTATTTAGAGTATATCCAACAATATCAAGAATATTTCAAATTGTACCTTGAACACGATATTTTCATCGGTACAGGTCAAAATTTAATCAGTAATTTAAACGCCCGATTTCCAGAACAATTTAGATTGATCGATGCTAAAGAAATTAATGTATGGCTAAATACATATCAAAAAAATGTATGGGTTGGATTTGTGAATCTACTTTTTGGAACAGAATCTGATCGAACGACTCATACCCCGGAATTGATGGGAGGATTTGGAAATCAATTATTTCAAATTGCAATGGCTTATGGCATTGCTCGAAAGAAAGGAGAATTGGTTGTGTTAAATAAACAATTGACTCATCGTAATCCTCATAGTCGAGTATGTTATGTCGACACAATATTTAAAAAATTTCTTCATCTTCCTTTAGGTTATAGTTCAAAACATCATGAACGAGGTCTTCATCTCTATGACAAAGGATTATATACACCTTCGACGTCCATAGAGCACAAATTATACAAAGGATATTTTCAACATTACCAATATATCTATCCGTACCTCAAAGAATTTAAATCGGCTCTTGATCTACCCGTGGTTCCTGAGACGGATTCTTTCTTTATCCATTTTCGGTTTGGAGACTTCCTAACCAATCTCAATCACCGAATGGATTTGAGAGAATATTATATTCGATGTTTAAAAGAGATTCATACTCTTTACGGTAAGGTTCAGTATCATATATTTACAAACGATAAATCCGTAGCTGAAAAATATATTCAAGATCATTTAGGAGAATACTTGACAGATAACTATTCCTTTATGGAATCAAATGAATGTCAAAACTTATCTCAAATGAATAATTGCACCCGAGGAGGTATTTGTTCCAATAGTACATTTTCATGGTGGGGTGGTATTCTAAATTTTTACCCTCAACGTAAAATATTTTTTCCCGAAAAAGTATATCCTCAAACCAGTAAATACCGTCAAGTGGATGTATCTGGATTACACTGTCCGGATTTTACAATTTTTCCAGTTTAAAATCATGCATAGTAAATAGACGGCAAATGATACTTTCCATCTTTAAAAATTTCCGCGTCAAAAATGTCCAACTTACAATAAGGACAGACTTCTCGAGTATTTTCAAAATTGAACCACGTTAATGCACAACTTGTATGCACAAGATGAAGACAAGGAACGAACTGAAGTACTTGTTGATCCGATTCTAAATTTTCCAAACAAATAATACAATCTGACATTTATTATGAAATGAATGGATAATAAATGGTTCAATTTAATAATCGGATTTATTTTAGAGTTTTTCCGATAGATAATACAACAATTCTTCATTACCATCTCGACCTAAATATCTATACTCTTGTCCATACCAGTAAAAACTATATTGAAAAGAGAGAATCAAAACAATGGTGACCAATATAATTTTCCAAGTACATGCACCAATCGATTCTCCCCGACTATTCAAAATCACCTTTATTCCATACATAATCATAAATAATACAACAAGCAAGAATACACCTGTTATTCGAGTATAATTGTTGATCTTATCGGTGAGTACTTCTTCTCGATCGCGTAAAGTTTCAAGTCCAGTGTCGATCCCATCTCTAAAGGGAATCATACTATAATTAATTAGAGCTTTAGTATTTGGATCTATTTGTGTAGTTGCCGTGTTTTGATTAATACTTTTTCTGACAATATCCCCAGCAACTATACTAAGCTGTTCAATTCCTTGATCAACTTGTTTTTTTACCTTTGGCGTGACGATATAGAAAAACATTCCCAGTTCATACACGGTTAGAATAGTCGCAACAGCAATTACACTGAATAATCCTCTAAGTCCATCATTAGACATAAATGCTTGGTATAAATTTGAAGACATTCTTTTTATTCATATACAAATGTTTTTTTGTATATGAATAAAATGATGAATCCATTGTCGTTCTTTAAGTGTTTCGATAGAAATGATTGGCTAGTAATTATAGCAAATGTTTTATTTTTTATGATCGTCCAGACACTCTTTTTCAAGTATGAGGCCTCTCGACAATATGAAGAAGTTCTTGTATCTAAATTAGACATGATAAAACTTGCAATGCAAAAAAATCCAGCATTCAAGAGACAAATTCTTGAACTCAAAAAAGATTATCAACAAAAATACGAAAAACTCGCAAAAGAACAAGAAGCTCATAGAGAAATCATCAATCACAATCTAACGTGGAAATATTGCACTCAATTGATCGTGATTACTATAATCATATTTGTTTCTATTGCTGTATTTGTAAAAAGTGAAAGAGGGTGGGAAAACATTGATACCTTGAATATGCTTTTCGTCACTTTGGCTTACTCTACTGAATTATTCTTCTTCTTCTTTATCGTCCGTAAGTACGAATTCGTAGGAGACAACTATATCCTTACCAATGTCTTGCAAAAAATTACCGTAATGAACTAACCAAATGACCGACCATTCGATATACAAGATCGAATGAAATCCTTTTACGATACTTGTCTCTATAATTGGTTAAAAACAACGATCGAGTGTCTCGACGCTTTTCAGTTAAGAATTCATTGAACCGATTCACTAATTCTTTTTGTTGTTCTTTGTTTAAAGCCGGTTCGATAACCAAAACAGCATAAGAACGAAAAGTTAAATCTTTAGTTAAATCCGTATATTTTTCGATATCACTCGATTTTTCAGTATAGAATAATCGAATCCACTGCGACTCTTCCATTCCATCATCAATACACTTGACAACTATTCCAGTCGTAAAATCTTTGCTGTTTTCTAGATTTAAACGAGTAAGACGAGTAATCTTTATATTGGGATCCATAGGAAGCGTATAAATTTCTCCACCAAACGTATATTGATTTTCTGAATGTAATGAAAATTCAAGTTGAACGTTTGAAGGAAGAAAACACGCTTTTACCTTACTCATTTCTTTCGTTTCCTTTTTTATAAACTGAAAAGAGCATATGGTATAACTTGTATCACTAAACACAGATTCTTCGAAAATATTTAAATGAGTGATCGTAAAGATCTTTAAAAACTGTTCGCGAAGTGTAATATCCATACCTCGAATAGAAGACCAAAAATTGAGAGGAATAATAATCATTCCTCCCTCAGGAGGAGATTGAATCAACTGTCTTAAAAAACATTTGTAAAGATCATTTAGACCATACTCATCAAATATAGTCTTGTCATCCGATTTGTTTCGAGCCAAATAAGGAGGATTGGTGATTACATAACAACCTGTATAATCGAATGGATTCATTAAACTGTCTCGACGTTGAATATACTTGTGTTTAGGTTCAATATCATAACAATCGATTCGACTACGATTAACTTTATGCGCGACTAAAAAATCCACCAGATCACCATTTCCAGCAAAAGGTTCTATAAATCGACCTTTAAATCTAGGAATCGTCATTCCTCTAAAAATATATTCACTGTTTGTAGTCATAAACTGACCTAACTGAGCCTTTCGAGAAGTCATCTTTGTTTATATATCATCGAATGGCTTTAGATTCATTTTAAATTGATTCTAAAGCTTTTGTTATTCAAAAATAATACAAATGATTAGTAGCAAAGAACAAACCAAAGAGTGGCGTAAAAGTCAGGACTGGTATATCAACGGTAAAAAAAATGAATGCGAATTGTATCAAAAAAGACAGTTTGAAGAAATCGTCCGATGTAAATTGTCTAAAACAAGCAAAAGACTGTTTATGCTCAATAATACTTTGGTAAAAATTGCAAATCCACTCAAAACAGAACAAGGATTTGAATATACTGAAAATTTTGACGGAGAATTTAAACTAAACAACACTACTTTTCTAATTAATTTCAAATTCACTTGCGATCAAGGTGGAGCTCAACTACGAACACTAAGAGAAGTCTATCACTTTATTAAAACTCAATTGGAATTTATCAAGAGACATTCAACCGAAGAAATCTACTTTATTAATATTTTGGACGGAAATACCTCATACACCCATAAAGATCAATTCAAGAATCTTAAATCAAACCGAATTTTCATTGGAGACATGCAAGAATTCGCTACGTATTGGAACGAGTTGAAACCATCAACTGATTTATGAATACACTTGTTTTTAATAAATGCTTGTTGCTACATTTGATATGGGAACTCGAAATTTCGCATTTTGCGTTGAACGTAGAACAAAAACCATTCCAAAGTTCAAACCTACTTTTGATATCGAAGGAAATCCTACAGAAGAATCCAAAGGTCATTTAGAAGAAATCTACAACAATGGAACTCTAATCGAGTGTCAGCGCATTGATCTAATCGAATACGGACAACAACACAAATTGGATAATATTTATCTAAGTTTAACTACGATTTTAGACTCATTCGGTCAGTTATGGGACAACGTTCAAGTTATACTCATCGAACAACAGATGGCATATGGACGCAATAAAGCCAATATTCAAGCCCTTCGTTTAGCACAACACTGTCTAAGTTATTTTTATACCATATATGGTTCATTTAAAATTATCTTGGAATGGCCTTCGACTCTAAAAACTCGACTACTCGGTTGTCCTCGAGATAAACGCAACACCCACCGCGATCGCAAACAATTTTCGATTCAACTCGCCGAAAAAATACTTGAAAACCGTAAAGATCCATTGCTTGAGATTTTCCAATCTCTCACCAAAAAAGATGATGTCGCCGATTGCATACTCATGGCTCAAACGTATGGGATAAACCGAAAGAAATAAAATAATCTTGTCAAAGATCAAAACCGATATCCAGATTCATATGGATATTCTCCTTCGTATTCGGCTTCACCTATTTCGTACGGATCCCAAGCAGATGGAATATATCCATAATCCATAAATGTATTATCTCTGTATTCTCCTTGTCTGATTTTTTCAAGGTAGGAACGGTTAGGTTTTGCCATCTCGGTACAATATGCCCAGATATTGCCTTCTTCCATTAATTGAGTCCAGGTGTTTAGCGAAGCTAGCATCCATTCTAGTTCTTTTTCATCTTGTTGAAAGTCTCGGATGAGCCCGTTTTGAATAACTGGGACGATTTCGGTTAAAATTCTGTTTCTATGTATTATGGCTTGTTCTGGACAATCTCGATTTGCGTCTAGATCGAATACGTGTTTGAAATGAATAATACTTTCTTCCCGAGGGTGTTTGATTAAGAACAAAGTAGGATTTAGGTCTAATGTAATTTGAAGAGCTTGAAAATCTTGTTGAGTAAATGTTTCATGGACACAGTTTAAAGCTAATTCTGGAACTGGAGAACTTTTTTTAAAAAATCTACGCATTTATTTTTGTAATCATATATTATTTTTGCATGATTAATTTATGTTTCATATATCTCTGAGATATATGAGGAATCTTCAAACCAAAGGAAATAAACATGAATAATAACTGTAAAGACAATAAATACTAAACTGTAAATGAACTGAATAATAATGATTAAGATGATTGAGCTATCTTCATTTGTATTTCGAATCAATCTTTCTAAAACGAAGAAAAAGGCTCCAAATGGAACAAAATAAAAAGAAACTCCGTAAAAAATACCCGTAAGAAAGATTAGAAAATGTGTAAAAACGCTCTTGGGAAATTTCTTTCGACAAACAGGACACGAATCTAGTTTTTTATGACATTGCTTACACCATTGAAAAACACATTGCTTACACCCCTTTGACACAGGAAGATCATAACACAGAACACACTCCGACATCGATTATTCAAAATTATATCTAGATGAAATAATTCATTTTAATAATAGGTTAGTTCTTCTTCAAATTCAGGATCTGAAGAAAAATCGGACTCGGACTCTGTTTCGGCAACATACTCGGAATCTGAATCGAAATTTGGTTCGGGATCATGAAGAGACCACCATTCTCCATCGTACGATCCTAACAAACTACGCGCGTATAACGTAGGACAATTTCGATATGCTTCAGGGATAAAAAACCATTCCTTACTTTGTCCTCTTTTATTTTTTGGAAACACTCTTTGATGTTCCAATTTGTTATGGATTTCAACTTCTATTTTTTGTGGATTTACTACATTTTTTGCCATAAGACATCTAAGCACACCCGCACACGCCGTTTGACTTTGTAAAGTTTTTTTCCGAGTAAGAACACCCAATTTTATCGTATGACCGATTTTAATACGATCATTAATCCCTTCTATCATATGAATATACACCCAGCCTTTCTTTGTCATTCTGTAATATTGATGATATTACAGAATTGAATTTGAATCAATTTAATTTTATTTAAAAACACACTATGAAACTTCTAACAAATCTCCTTTTTCATTAAATATCCAAATTTCGTGTAAATAACCAGATATTAAAGTTGCTTCTTGTTTTTCTTTAACATTAGGTTTGTTATAAGTCCAAAGAGACTTGACTTCAATGCATCGATTTTGGCTTGGAATAAAAATATCTACATAATAAATATGAGACTTTCCATCAGAATCTGTCCATGAAATAGAAGGAACTTGACTTCGATCTACAATAATATCTGTTTCACAAATTTTTTCTTCTTCGAGTAGTCGTTTCAACGCAAAGGGCTCATAACCTTGGACGAATACTTCTTTTCCAGAAGGAAAAATAAAACTCTTTTTTTTAAAAGAATTGTGAAGTTGTTTTTCAGCAATGAGTGGATGCTGAGAAGGGTTTTCCACTCCATATTTTTTTAAATAATTCTGCTTAATTTTTTCCATTATATCTTTAGAATGAAAAGGATATTTTGCGCCATATTTTTCTAAATTAGTTTTTTTCTTTTTTTCCTGAATCTCTTTAGATTGAGACGGATTTTCTACCCCATAATTATTCAAAAGTGTATTTTTCCTTTTTTCCAGAACCTCTTTAGATTGAAAGGAATTTTCTACTCCATATTTTTCTAAAAGAGTCCGCTTTCCCGCTAGAATATTTATACTAATTACTACTAATTCGAAAATTAATAGTAATTATATATAGTTTAGGGCGTCTAGCTCCTACCCGTATCTGATTGGAAGTCTCAGATACTACAGATGTTTTTTA